CGATTGGTAGTTTCAAGTATCTCGCATTAATAGTATTAACAAACGCTGGATATGCGTATTTAAACCTGGGAGAACTCCAGTTCTACGGCCACCGCGAGAATGACCTGGTCCGCCTTCCCGATCCCACCAACGTCCTCAAGTATCCGCACGTGGCCCTAACTGGTCCGGCCCAGAGGGGGTATGTGGTGACGGAGAGTAGTCTGTATTTATCTAGTGGTCAAGCGATATACCCTGGCTGGGAAGCTTTTGATCATAACACCAGTAGCAATAACAGATGGGCTTCAGAAAATGCACAAAATTACAATGGGGGTAGCTTCCTTTATTCTGGAAATAAGAATTTGGGTACAAATAATGGTGGTTCTGGTACACCAAATGGTGAATGGTTAATGATTGAGATGCCTCATAAACTCAAGTTACAGTCAACTAAAATTTTTGCAAATGGAAATGCTCTCGAAGTACCCGACAAATTTATCATCTATGGTTCTAATAATTTAACTGGTGTATGGTCGGTGGTTGACAATACATACGAAACAACATCGGCCGCTATTCCATACATTGGAACTGGTAAGACGTGGACCGTTTCTACAAGTGCAAGTCCTGTGGCGTATAAGTATTTTGGTTTAGTTGTAAGAAATACAACGGGGAGTACATACATAACAACCGTAAATGAATGGGAGCTCTACGGCACAGAAGAAGGGTCGATCCCCCTCCAGATCGGTGGTGGGAACATCGATAAGGTGGCGAACTTTAGGGTCTACGACAAGTTTGTGGGGGAGGACCAAGCCCTCGAGATTTGGGATGCCCAAAAGGACCATTTCGGGAGGGCCAAATCCTCGATGACTTTACATAAAGGTCGCCTAGGTATAGGGACCACGGAACCAACGTCATCATTGGATGTCAGTGGAACGTTCCAAGGTAACTCACCTCTACGGTTCTTTGTATTAACCGGGACGTTTCCTACGAGTGGAAATACACAAGATGTTACGGTTTTACCACAAGACTTAATAAATCGAATATACAACATTGTTTCAATGAATGGATTGACTATAAATAGTGATGGGGATCAAGTAAATTGGAATCAAAATGGAAGCACAACGTGGGAAGTTGATATTAAAGCTGACGTCAGTGTTCCAAAATTTGTTCTTTCTGGATTTGATGCATCACACGTTAATATAAGTGGTAAAAAGTGGAGAATGTTTATAGTCACAACATAATAACACGTAAATCATTTCTTACGCTATATTAGATGTCAGTGAACAGCTTGAACACATTTTTGAACATCAGGGATGCACACCTTCGTGTGGTCTCAGGTAACGTTCACGCAACAGCTATGAATATTGGGGGTATAAATGTTGACGTCGCCCACGGTCTCCAGAGCGTCACGAATCAGGGAAATGTTACATCGAACACACTTGAATTTTCGAACGCGACCACGGCTTTCGTGACCACCGCGAACGCTACTGTGGGGCGCGATCTCACGGTTACCGGGAATGTCCTCGTTTCCTCCAATTTAACCGTTACGGGAAACGTTACAGTATCGGATGACCTCACGGTCACGGAGAACCTTCTCGTTTCCAATAATTTAACCGTCACAAAAGATGTGACTCTATCTAGTAATATCAATGTTGTAGGGAATGTGACCGCGGGGTTCCTCTACGGTGATGTGAGTAACGTAACTAATATAGTATCAAATCTTCATCAAATTGTCGAAAATGGGAATGTGACTTCGAACACCGTTCAATTTTCGAATGCGAAGACAGGGTTCGTCACCACATCTAATGTGGAGGTTGGGGGGAATATCAATTCTGCTGGTATAATGACCAATCAAAACTACTTGTTTTTTGCCACCGGACCCGCATCAGCGATGCTCCAACCTGGTGTTGCCGGTGGAAATGATTTAGTAGCAAATTTCAGTCGTATAGAATTTATACTGGGTAGTGGATTCGATACGAGTACTAAGACATATACCATACCTTGTTCAGGATATTGGGAATTTAGTTATTGTTTATTGGCAAGAAACGTAGCTGCAGGTGTTCACTGGGTGATGGGAAGGTGGCTCATAAATGGAGTTCTATACGATAACCGGTCGTTCGTATATTTTAAGGGCAACACTGATGGAGCACAAGAATCTGACCTTATCGGTAAAATTATAGGGTATTACACCGCTGGTACTACGATATCAGTCCGTATTACGCAAGATTCGGTTGGTACCGACGTATACATGAGCAGTAATTACTCACATTTTTTTGGAAAATTGTTACATTAAAATATCAGTTTAACGTAGATGGCAGAATTTGCACTTCAAAACATTACAAAAGATCAAACGTGGAAAAACCTCCGCGAAGAACGCAACAGACGGCTCGCTGAGGTGGATTGGGTGTTCGTCGAAGATGTTCAATTATCAGACGAAAATTATAAAGCGTGGGTCGCGTACCGTAAAGCGTTACGAGAACTTCCATCCACTACAGAAGACACTGAAAATCCTATATGGCCCGAAAAACCCAGTATTATAACGGGTCCATCTGCAACTTTTAATGAAAATACGGAAATTAAACGTATACTCGATGAGAATAACCAGTTAATGGCGAAGATGATTAAAATTGAAAAACGACTCACAGATCAAGAACTTAAACTGATCAAGCTTAGTCGTCGCAAATGATATAAAGGTATCGAGTATTATCTATATAAGTATGGATACAATCATAAACGCACTTGGACTCGTGAGTTCTATACTCATAACTATCATGTTTGTTCCCCAAATTATTCACGTGTATCGAACAAGTGATACAGATGCAATTAATTATACATTCTTAAACATTAATATTTTAGCGAGTACGCTCGGTCTCGTATACTCCATCTATTATACGATCGTACCCATGATTGTAGCGAATACATCAGCGGGTATATTTTCTATATCTCTTTTAACCATGAAAAGACTAAACGGGCTTAAAGAACACTCACTAGTATAATACGGGAACCGGTTCCCACAATCTCTCATAGCTCAGTTGGTAGAGCGACAGGCTGTTAACCTGTAGGTCATCGGTTCAAACCCGGTTGAGAGAGATCCATATCTTTTAGATTTTCAAAAATGTAAAAGATATTTATTCATTATATAACACGTTTCCAGGAGCACGACGGATCCGTGTTCATCACGCTTACCCCTTCGTCTCGACTCAAGTCCCCGGGAAGTCTAACCCTCTCACGATGACTAAAGTTCAATCGCATAATCTATTCATCCTCAAGTCCCTCTATTTTGATACTTAAAAATAAAAACTTAGTGTAATATAAAACATGTCAGGTGGAATTGCCCAGCTCGTCGCAGTCGGCGCTCAGGATGCCCATATCGTCGGTAACCCCGAAGTTTCATTTTTTAGATCAACATATAAGCGTCACACGAATTTCGCTCAAACTGTAGAGAAACAGGTTATCCAGGGTAATCCTTCTACAAATGGTATGTCCTCTGTACGCTTCGAGCGTAAGGGTGATATGCTTGGATACGTCTACCTCACGAATCGTTCACTCAGAAACTCGGGGAACGGTCTAACACGAGCGCAATGGGAAGGTGAAATTAAAAAAGTCGAGCTCTTGATTGGGGGTCAGGTCATTGACACACAAACATCTATTTTCTCCCAAGAAATCGCACCCCTTTTACTCGCTCAGACTCGTGCGAAGTCTGAAAGCGCTGCTACAGCGGATAAGTCCGCCTTTTATCCTCTTCACTTCTCCTTTTGCGAGAATGCGCAATCAGCTCTACCTTTAGTGGCTTTACAATATCATGATGTTGAGCTCCGCATTTCTTGGGGTACGCTCACCGCTACAGATTTCGAGATTCATGCACAGTTCATTTATCTTGACACGGATGAACGCACCAATATGTCTTCTACACCCCAGAATATGCTCATCACTCAGACGCAACAGTCAATCGCGTCCTCTGGTACCGTGCAAGAGCTTAACTATAATCACCCCATCAAGTTCCTTTCTACCTATAAGAGTGGTGGCATAGCGTGCGCCGCGGGTAAGGTAAAGTTGCAGATTAACGGTACGGATGTCGGCGATGCTAAAACAGCCCAGCCTCACTACACGTCAGCGTCACTTTACTATCACACCCCTTTCGCAACTCTCGATACGAGTGTCAAAACACACTTCTTATACCCGTTCTGTCTGGATACCAGCAAGCTTCAGCCCACGGGAACACTCAACTTTTCGCGTATCGATTCGGCTCGTCTCCTAACAGATGCCGGTTCGTTTGATACAGATATTTACGCCGTAAATTATAACATTCTCCGCATCGAAAATGGCATGGGTGGCCTTATGTACTCCAATTAAATCCCATCTAATAATATATGTGGGGAATACTGTTTCTCCTATTTTTCGTTTTTATGATCACCTACGATCCTAAATCCGGAACGCTCAATAAATACATACCCGTTGAAAATGCCCCATGCAAAGACGGACATTATCAAGAAATCCAATTTGCTCAACAAGGACATCAGTGTCCTATAAATGAAAGATCTAAAATGGGTGTAATTGTATCTACTTAAAAACAAAACGTTTTATGTATTTACATGTTCGCTCTCGACCGCGAGACCGCTATTTTAGTTGGTGTGGTCGTGTGTATCGCAGCTTCAGTTTACATGTATCGCGAACTTAAAAATTCGAAGGAGGATATTACGAAAATTAAGACATTCTTAGATAATGTCCAACAGGAGGATGAGGATGAGATGTATAGACAGGCACAGGCCCCGGAAATGGCTCAGGTATCAGCTGAATCCAAACCTGAAGTGGTGAATGAACCGCGACCTGTACCAGAGATTGTATTTCCTGCGAAGAAATCTTCCGAATAAACTTATCAGGAGATTGTAGAAGCTAATGAGCAATGAAGAAACATAAAGCTATAGCAATTCCAGTCACCTTTGTAGATGACACCCCACGATTTCTTACAGTGAGAGATAAACGTTTTAAGGAATGGATTTTCGTCACCGGAGGTTGTCGACGACGAGAAATATTTTCACCAATACGCACGGCTTTGAGGGAGCTTGAAGAAGAAACACGGGGTGTTGTTTCTTTAAAAAGTGGAGAATACACAAGTTATACATTTATAGTTAAAGAAAATCCAAATCTAGAACTCGAATATACAGTGTTTATTTTTTTTGTAGATTACTTAAAATCTGAACAAATCGAACTCGTTAGACGGTTTAACGAAGAAAAATATAAAATGCACACTAAAAAAATACACATGAAACGTACATATGATGAAAATGATTTTATGAGTTTCGATACATTACCAGAATTTAATGCAAGAAGACGTTGGGAACGAATAATAAATAATGTCGTCGAAAATCCCGAATTTTATGCATGCGTGACTTCCTTAAATAGAAAAACATTTTCTATAAAATAATGAAGTCTAAGAACTTTATTCTTAGACAAATCAAGGATATTCTAATTGATCACAAATCATACAGGGAAGATAAAGCGGATACTTATATTGAAGGAATAAAAAATAAAACAGTATATGAATTGTTAGTCGTAAAAAAGGAATTATCGACTAGCGAGGAGGAATATAGAGATGTATCGTGTAGAACGTCGATATGGCACGAAGAAGAGTATTAAAAAAATAACACTACATACAAATAAGTATGTTTCGAACATGGTGTCGAAAACAAGGGTTTTCAAATGGCTCCAATCTATCACATGTGCTCATGGACGGAGGTAAACTCTCAGTGCCATTTGATAGATTGAACGAATTTTACGATGCATACATTAAGGCTGTGAAGTCAGGTGAAAAGGTGTGTGTCGTTGAACAAAAAACGGATACGTATAACTTTTTCGTCGATTTAGATTATAAAGACGATGAAGATATACCTTTCGAGCGATTGGAAGAATACGTACAAACAATATGTGATCGCGTGACCCATTTCGGGGG